CTTGGCACCGGCGGCAACAATCGCCGCGATGCCGTTGGCGCTTTCCGGCAGCCGTTCACTGAGGTCCAGAATATCGGACCCCATCTGCTGAAATTGCTGCGGTGTTTCAAAGGTGACTGACCGTTTCACGCCGGCCATGCTGGTCTCGAAACCGATCGCTGCCTTTACCCCGGCAATCAAAGGCCCCGCCAAAGCGTTGTCCGTGATCGCCTTGCCAAGTTCTATGGCCCCCAGACTGGTCTCGAGGCCTTTGACGTTGTTGCGGATAGTTGCCAGCGTTGGAGACAGCTGGTCGACGCCGGTAATCAGCGTTCTGATAGTGTCTGCCATCACTCCCCCTGCAGGATCTGGTTGATGCGTTGCGCCTGCAAGATCGACTCGGTGATGACGTCCAGCTCCCTGGACATCATCAGTTCGGGATCGGTCTTCCAGAAGTACGCGAGGTCGTAAACGACGGCGATCAGTCCTTCAAGGTTGCTGATGCCGCTGCCATGAAAAAACTCGCAACCTTCCAGCTCAGCGTGTTGATGTCGCACAGATCCATCTGATTGACCGACGAGGGCGGAATCCCGGCGCAGACGGCGATGTACTTCGCCGCCACGTCCAGGTCCAGCGACACGTCTTCGTTCTTGTCGATCTTGTACGGCAGGGCCTTGATGGCTCGCGCTTCCTGCGCCGTAGGACGTCGAAACGTCACCTGCGAAAGGGTTTCCCCGTGTGCTTCGATCGGGCTGGCAAGGTCGATGACTTCACTCATTGCCAGCTCCCCTGACTGCCTTCGAATTTGAAATCGATGGCGCCGTCATCTGCCTTGCTGATCGGGTCTTCGACCAGATAAGCGCCGGACAGTACGTAGATCTTGCCGTTGCTGAATTCACAGGTGATGGTCATGTCCACACCGGTGGTGAGCAGCTTGATCGGCAGGTCCGCGGTATGCAGCGCCTGAAATTTCAACCAGGCCGCCTTGTCGACTTCCTTGTAATAACCCGGCAGCACGGTTTCGCGCTTGACGTTCGTCAGAGGGGCTTCGCCGCCGCCAATGATGGTCAATTGGGTGCCATCCACTTTGATGTAGCAGGTACCCGCAACTTTCTGACCCATGTTGTTTATCTCCAGAATGAAAAAACCCGCACGCGGCGGGCTTGAAAGGATGAGTGAGGCTTATGCCGCTTCGTCGTACTGCAAGCGGAACTGGTTGAGCAGCGCGAACACGCGCAGGCCGTTGATGTAATCAGGCGGGAACATCACGTTCACGCGGCTTGGATCATTGCCGTCACGCTCGACAATCAGGTGCTGGGCGAACACTTCGGCGTTCTCCACATGGCCTTCTTCTTCAAGACGGGCGTACTGCGCAATCAACTCGCCACGAAGGGTGCTCGGCGTGATGATCGGCTGACCCGCACCGAAGCGCGTGCCATCGCTGGCCAGCTTGTGGCGACCGTATTTGCTGGTGATGATGCCTTGCAGACGACGAATGATGAACGCCGACTGGTGCATGGTTTCGCTGTCCAGGTACGAGTTGTCAGCCTGGCCGTAGGCGTTCTTCTGATAGGTAGTGATCGAGCGTTGAATACGCACGTAACCGCCTTCGTAGTACGCCGTCGCGATGCCATAACGCAGCAGTGACTCACGCTCGGTCAGGGTGAAACGCTGACTGGCTGGCGCCGGGTCCAGGCCGGGCATGGTGCCGCTCTGGGTCGGACGGCTGGCGTCGGCAGAAATGAACACTGCGGTGCGCGCAGCCAGGGCAGCGGCCTGCAGCCAGACCGGTTGCGGAACGCCGGTTTCCACGCCTTGAATGGTGATGTGCTGATCGTTGCGCAGTTGGCCAGCAGCCACCAGCGTACCGACCGTACCGCGCTTGGCGCTGTACACATGGCCATACAGTTGACGCGCCCAACTCCAGCGACCCGTGCTGTCGTCCATCGCTGCTTTCCAGGCATCCAGGGTGCTGGTATCGGTCCATGGCATGCACAGAAACTCGAACGGTTCGTCGCCCAACGCAGCCAGCGCCTTGAGCTGATCAGGCGTACCCACACCACCGGTCATGACAGTCACTGCGGCAGTCAGGCCGGCTGGAATGACCTCACCGTTGGTTTTGCCCAGACGATTGAATTCCAGATGAATGTCGTTGCCGCTTGCCCCGCTCCATTTGCAGGAAAGGGTCAGCACGCCGGCCTCGACAACGGCCTTGATCGGCAGATCGGGCGTGGCATTGATCTTCACCGACAGCGCGGTTGCGGCTTGTGCAGCCGTTGCGCCGTTAACGACAGTCGCCTGCACCCGTGCACCGCCGACATACAGATTCAGCAAGCCCGCTTCGGTCGCCGCCCCCGTCAGGGTAACGGTTGCACCGGCCTTGACACCTTCCGTGTTGAGCAGCGGCAGGCACCAGACTTCCCCGGTCGGATCAGCCTTGCGCCAGATTTCGTACATGGCCGCCAGCATGGAACCCTGACCGCCGATGTTTTTTGCCAGCGCCACGCTGGGCACCAGCACCAGGGAGCCGAGTTCAGGTCCGGATACGTCGTCGTTGACCTGAGCAACGATCAGGCGACGCATGCTCGCCGAAGCGCTGTTGGCGGCCGTGTTGTCCATCTCCGCATAAAACAGCGGCACGCGGACGTCAGATGGAATGTTGTTAAAACTGATAGCCATTATTGGGCTTCCTCTTGGTTAGGCTGTGAAGGCCTGATAGGTGGTAGGGGTTTGCTCGGTCTGAATGGTGATGTCGCCGTCGTTCTGACGACGCTGCCACCAGGCATTGAATGTCACCTGCCGACCTTCGACGGGCAGCAAATCGCCCGCCTCCGGATCCGGCACAGTGCGGCCTTCGGCCGGTACTACAGTGATGCGTTGGGTCATGGTGTTACCTCTGCGGTGAACTTCGCTTCGAGACGGCCATCAGGGCCTGGGGATTTCAGATTCGGGTCGGCGGGATCGACGCAGTCCATCTCGAGGGTCGCGCCGGTAAAACCCGGCAAACCATCCAGATACGCTTCGTGCCAGGTTTCGGCGGGCTGATCCGAGGTGCTGCGGCCCAGCTGAAACTGCGCGGCAAAACCGAAGCGATAGGTCACGCGTGCGCCGCTGATCTGCACCAGCGCACCGCCCGTGTATTGCATCGCGTCGTAATCGCGGTCCGCGTTCCAGCCCACCAGCGCGCGCCATAACTCGGCGCGAACGGCATGCAACTGATCGCTGGCCTGCTGCCCGCGCTTGTCGTCACCGTCAAGCACCACCACGATGTCGATCTGGTCGGTGATGTTCTGGCGAATGACGTTTTGCAGGTCATTGGCCGTGGCCACATCACCCGTAGCGATGACATAGGCCGAGGGGTGCGCAAGTTGATCGCCAAGAGCAACCGCAGCCCAGTCGATGCCAGCGCTGATGCGACCGGCAAAGGTCGGGCAGGTCGCCTGCAAATGGGCAACTATCGGGGTTATCTTCATAAGGGGTTCCGCGTGTAGTAAGGGTTGATCCGGCGTGAGAAATGCCTACTGATTTGCCTTGCCCAGCGCTTCATCGGCCTTGTCCGCAGCGCGGTTGGCAGCATGCGCAGCCTGACTGGCGATAGACGCCGCCGTCTCGACCTTGTCCGCCGCCTGGGTGGTGGTTTCGGCCAGCCTGTCCAGGCGACGATCGCGCTTGCCCAAGGCTGCATCGTAGGCATCACGAACCTCGGCCAACTGCCGGGTGTGCTCGGCACTGGCCGACCATTGCCCGGCCTGAAAACCGAGCATCAGGCACCCGGCAATCAACAACACGGCGATCAGCCAGATCTCCAGCCGCCGCCACCAGTGGCGAGCTATAAAATCAATTGCGCATCTGTGCATCATTGGCACCTCCGAGCTTGGAACGGAGCCGGGCAATTTCGGCACTCTGCGTGGTGACCTTGTCGGTGAGCTGAACGATGTGGCTGGTGAGGGCTTCAATCTTGCCTTCCATACGGCCAACCGCAGCGGCGAGTTCGTTGCGCTCCCTCGCAAACTGATCGGACCGCGCTTCAGCCTCCTTGCGCGCCTGCCGCTCGGAGTCGAGCAGTTCATTGAGGCGGCGAACCGTACCGATATCAGCGTTATCCATCGCCCGGTCAGTGGCATCCCTTGAAAGAAACTTGCGCAGCCACAAAAAGCCGCCAAGCAGAATGGTGCCCGTTCCGCCCAGCCAGGTAGCTGTGCCTGGGCCTAGGTCGGTTGGGTCCATGGGTACTCCGGGAATAAAAAAGGCCGCACAGAGGCGGCCAGAGAAAACGCGTTTGGCAATTATTTGCCGGAAAGCCCCCCCGCCGAAGCGGGGTTTGGGGTGGGTTGCGATTGGCCGGTTGGCGCTGCTGAACAGCCTGTGTCCGGCTGCAGCCCTGAGGCGCAAATCGCATATCGTGGGACCTTTTTACCCCCCTCCGGAAAGCCTGGGAAGGGGCAGTTTCGGGGTGGGTCGAGTTTGACCGGAGTTCAACACGAGTTCGACCACAGCTGTGCAATCGACCCGGATAAACGGTGCCGGCCAGCGTGTTCATGGGCACTTATCCTGCCTTGCTCGCGGTGGCTTTATTGCTTCTGGAAGCACTGCGTTCGGCAAGAATGACCAGCACTTGCTGGTGAAGCTTGTTGATCCAGTTGCGATAGGTGCGGTCCGCGCCTTCATTAATGCCTACCAGACGCATCTGCTCGCGCACCGGCAACGACTCGACATAACGCAACGTCGCCAGCTGAGCCAATTCAGGCCCACGGCCTTTCGCAGGGCTGCGGGACATTTGCGCAATGGCCGCTTCCACTTCGCTGCTTATATAGTCCATGCCACTGCCATTGCCGACCAGCGCACGCGAACCCGGCGTACGTCGCGGAATGTAAGCGCCCCATTCCATGATCCCGGCCATCGGACTGCTCAGCCCGCCGCCCAGACCTACCCGCATCCGTTGTTCGCCCCAATGCTGCAGCACTGCTTCCACTTTCTCGATCATCGTGTGTCTCCTGTCAGACCTTTCTGAAAATGCAGTGCGACTCTTCCGATCACACCGCTCAAGGCCGAACAATACATTTTGTATATTTTCAGCACAATGACGCATTACATTATGTATATTGATCCGCACCCTACAGCCTGTATGATTCGACGCATGAACAGAAAATGGTATGAAGTCGCAAGACAGGTCATGGAAACCCAGGAAATCAGCCAGGAAGAAATGGCTGAGCGCATGGGCGTTACCCCCGGCGCGGTGGGGCATTGGCTCAACGGCAAACGCGAACCGAAGATCGAGGTCATCAATCGATTGCTGGGTGAGCTGGGCCTGCCGATCCTCGCGACCTCGATCCCGTCGAGCGAGCCGGGCATGCAAAACGTGGCGCCCACGGTGCAGCCTTCGCGTTTCTATCGGTACCCGGTTATCAGTTGGGTCGAGGCCGGCGGCTGGAGCGAGGCGGTCGAGCCCTACCCTGCGGGTTATTCCGACACCTTCGAGATCAGCGACTATAAAGCCAAGGGCCGCGCCTTCTGGCTGGTGGTGCGTGGCGACTCGATGACTGCGCCCGCAGGCCAGAGCATTCCTGAAGGCATGCTGATCCTGGTGGACACCGGAATCGAGCCCACGGCCGGCAAGCTGGTGATCGCCAAGCTGCCGGAAAGCAACGAGGCCACCTTCAAAAAACTGGTCGAAGATGCCGGACGCTATTTTCTCAAGCCGTTGAACCCCGCCTATCCGACCCTCCCGGTCACCGAAGACTGCAAGCTGATCGGGGTCATCAGGCAAATGACGATGCGCTTGTGATACCCGCACCATCTGCCCAAGCCCCGATCATCGGGGCTTTTTTATGCGTCCGGTCTGAGCAAAGGTCCACATACCTGTAGGAAAAATTTGCCGCTTGCGTGAGAAACACCCCTCAATTACTGTATGCACATACAGTAAAAAGGAGTTAACGCATGCTTGACCAGCCCCTCGGCAATTCGCAACACGACGCTTACCTCGCTCTGGCACAGCGTATTCAGGACGCCATCGCCAGCGACAAGGCCCAGATCGAGCATCAAGTGCTGCTGATCAGAGAGCCTGGCGAATCCGCTGCCCACTGGGATCACATCGTGGATCAGATCAGCGAGGCCGAGGGCATCGTCGTGACCCGCAGCCCTGAAAATGGCACCGCGCACGTGTCCTGGTACATCGACTCCCTGTAAAGCAAACAAGACAATTTGTATTTAAAATACAAACTGTATTGTAAAGAAGCCCTACATATCGTATTGTTTGTCTGCACCTCATCTCGGGAGTGCCTACATGCAAACCACAGGGAGTCATGGAATGAACGAAATACTCGATCAACTTCGCAAAGAATTCGCCACGCCGTGCCCTTCGTTGAGCGCCGTCAGAGAGCGATATTTTTCGCACCTTTCGAATGATCGCAATCTGCTGCGCAAGATCAACGCGGGCCGTATCGCCTTGAAAGTCAGCCGCACAGGCGGCACTCGCCAGGGCCATCCGTTCGTCTATTTGCACGATCTGGCCAATTACCTGAGCGACATCGTGACCAGCAGGGCCGCATGA